TCGTCGACGAGGGGCTGCGCGCATGGATCGCAGCCAGCTTCGACACCGACGGCGACGGCGTCCTGCTGCCGGCCGAGGCCGAAGCGGTAACCGAGATCGACTACTCCGAGGGCGCTGCTTCGGCCGATGGCATAGAGATATTTCCCAACCTCGAAAAGCTCGAACTGCGCAATGCGACATTCGCGCATATCGACCTCAGCAAGAACACCAGACTGCGCGAGATAGGGTTCAACAACGCGCGCGAAATGGAGTCGATCGACATAAAGGGGTGCTCGGCCATAACGGCCGTCAACGTGGGTCTGTGCCCGAAGTTGACATCGATCGATCTGTCGAACATGCCGGCACTGACCGAGTTCATAGGTTACAGCAGCGGCCTCACGTCGCTCGACACATCGCACAACCCCTATCTGACGTTCCTGTCGGTATACGGATCGAAGGTCGTCGAGCTCGACCTGAGCGCCAACACCGAACTCGACTATCTGAGCGCCGGACAGAACGACATGACATCGATCGACCTGTCGCCCTGCCCACTGCTGACGCAGATATCGCTCAACGGCACCAAGAATCTGACGCAGCTGGATCTATCGCACAACCCGGCGATCAAGCAGATACGCGTCGACGAGTGCGACCTGAGGACGGTTGAGACCGACAATCTGCCCGATCTGGAATACATGTCGATAGACCGCAACAACCACCTCGAAAGGCTCGATATCTCGAAGAACCCGAAACTCAAAGAGCTCCACTCGATGTCGTATCCCGGCGACGGCGAGGGTACCTACACGCTCCGGCTGCTCCGCTCGCAGGATACGTCGGTGAGTCTCTGGCTGGGATATTGCTGCGTAAAAGAGTATGTAGACTGACCTATTATTCCGGGAGCATAGGCTCCTCCGCACCACGACCGGCGCGCTTATGCACGTCGGTCTTTTTTATGCCGCGACGAAGCATGCGCCATGCGGAAGCCGATTACGCCAGAGCAATCACATTAAAATTTTGAACTTTTTTATACCGAGCAATCACATTTATAACAGCAGTTTACAAATTTCACCCCCGCTCGCAATAGCAAAAATTTGAACCAACCTCTTGACAACGGCATTTCGACGCAGTATATTTGCACTGTCGAAAGTCGCCGCACCAGCGACCCAATCAGTCGAAATACCGCGATATGCTCCGCCCGAAGACCGGCGGCCGATGTTATCGACATCTCGGACAACCGCAGCAGAACGGTTATCGACACTCATCTCCTGCACGATATCACGCTATTAGGCAAAACTGTCAAAACTTATCGACACGATATCGACGTGTTATCGACAACGACGGCAACTTAAATCTTCCGCAATATGAACAACAAACGTATCATCGATTCTCTGAGCCGGATATGCAGCGACAAGGGCTATCGGCTCGTCTGCGGCGCCAGGCACGAAGCCCTCGCCGAGAAGACCGCCCGCCGGTCGGCATGGCTGACGGTGCCGAAACTCAGCTCGGTAGAGGGGCGGAGCCACGGCCGCGCGAGATACTCTATCGAATTGCGACTCACGGACAGGACTCCGACGCACACGCGCAACGACATGGCAGCAATGTCGGACAGGCTCGAAAGCGATATGCTCGACATATTCGCCGAGCTGTCGCGAAGCACGTTCGTCGCGCTGGTAGACAAGCTCGCGGTCGCCCCCGCCTTCGGTACGCTACGCCCCGACATCGGCACCTCGGCTGTGGCCGAAGCCGTAGTGGAGACGATATTTTGAAAGGCGCGGCTCCTGCCCTCCGAGCGGCTTATCAGCAGCACAATACAGAAGCAGGACGACAGGCTGTATTCGGCATACGATCCATTGTCGAGCGACGAGCAGAGGACGCAAAGGCGGCGACTTCACGGAGAACTCGCCAAGAACCAAAACCTATTTTTCATCAAATTGCTGCATATGCAACTCTGCGGCCGGGCGAGACGATTAGCTGTACTCTCGGCGCACTGCCCATTGTCGAGCGACGAGCACAGGACGCAAAGGCGGCGATTTCACGGAAAATCTCAAAGAATCATGAAATTCACAACAATACCCAACAACGGCAAGTCATGGAACGAGCCGCTCAGATACGCATTCGAATGCGGAACGGAGGTGCCGACGGATGTAGAGATAAAAATTACGGACGCTGCAACAGGCCAGACGATAGGCTGCAAAAAGCTATACGGGGTAACAGGCGGAGAGGTGGACATAGCCTCTTATCTGAGAGGATCGTTCGACCCGCAGCCGCAGCCGATGATAAAGACGGGGTTCGCAAAGGCCGCAGGAGGCATGGCCGTGGCGGTCACTGCGGCTGCGATAGCGCCGGGGGCAGGCAGCGGCGCAGACGACGCCGGACAGACGGATGCAAGCGCGACGGCGCCGGTGCGCAAATTCTTCCGCACGGAGTGCGACATGTCCCGCCCGGCGGTATTGTCGCGAACGGGGCAGAAGCGGTCGATATCGCCCGACGAGATAGACATGATAACGCTCTATGCCGAGAGAGCGCTAACGGCCGAGGTGGAGATCGGGCAGAATGAGACGACGATGACCTTCGAGATCTCGATCGAGACCGGCGGGCTGCCGTGCGAGCTGTGCGTTTCGGCAATCGGCATGCAGCAGTCGACGGTGCGCATAGGCATAGAGCTGTTCGGCGACGATATGAAGATCGGGCACTTCGAATACGCCATAGCCGAAAGGCCGGCCGAGGGGCGGCGGCTGATGTGGTACAACCGCGAGGGCGGGTTGGAGTGCCATACCTTCGCCGTGGCGCGCACGCTGGCCGCCGAGGCCGAGGTCGCGACCGTAAAGACCGGCGGCGGCGTGTGGCGCCGTCTGGTCGAGGGGTGCCACAGAGTGCTTCTCGCCTCGGACTATCTGACGCGCGAGCGGTACGACATACTTCACGAAGTGCTATTCTCGCCCCACGTGTGGAGCCTCGACGGATTAGCGGCGGAGCCGGTCGAGATAGTCGCACGCAAGGCCGATTACCCGTCGCCGGCAGAGCCCGCCTATCTCGAAATGGAGCTGTCGGAGCCGTGGAAAGGAGGTGTGAGATGATCCGCGTGAAGATCGACGGCGTGGAGTGCGCACCCGTCCTCCCGCAGCGGCTCGCGCCGGACTACGACGCCGGCTCGCTGACCGATCCCGACTCGTGGCGCGAGGGACGTGCCGTGAAGCTCAGGCTGCCCTCGACGCCGGCAACAGACCGCCTGATGCGCCATGCCGACGACATATACGCCTCCGAGAGCTTCAATCTGTCGCTCCACCGCGCCACGATCGAAGCCGACGGCACGGTGATATTCGGCGGCACGGCCACGCTCTCGGGCATAACGAGGGTCGGCCGCGAGACATTCTACGAGGTCACGGTGCGCGACGGCGGGGCCAAGTGGGCGCGCGACGCCGCCCGCACGATGCTGCGCGACACGGGCATCGACTTCACAGCCGTACTCGACAACCGCGGCATAGCGGCCACGTGGCAAGGCAGCAGCGACATGCGGATGCTGCCCGTCATACGCGACAGCTACTCGACAGACCCCGATGCCTCAGGGGTTCATCTGCCGCAGCAGACGCTGATGCCGCACGACTATCATCCGTTTCTGTCGATCGATGCCATAATGCGCTCGGTATTCGATCGTGCGGGATACGAGGTGCGCAGCGCATTCATGCAGGGCGAGCTGTTCCGCAGCCTCTGCATGAGCGGCGCCTACCCGTCGGTCGACACGGCGGCGGCACGCGCCAGAATGGACTTTCTGGCACGCCGCACCCGCACCACCACGGCCGTGGCCGACAGCGAGGGGATAGTATATGTCTGGGAGCCCGTAATGGCATCGAACATAGGGGCATTCGTCGACACTGTATCGCCCGGTGCCGTGAACGACGAGGGCGAGGCTATGGGCGACGTATTCTCGACGGGCGGCTGCATGACCTTTCCCGACGGGCGCCCCGTGTTTCGCCCCGTGAGGGAGCTGGCCGTGGCATTCGAGTACTACATAAAGTACGCGACCGACTACCGCATAGCCTCGCGAACGCGTCTGGCGGGCTTCGACGCCATACATCTCGACGTGGGCTGCGACGTGGAGGTGGCGCTCGAAAACCCCTTCGCCGACCGCCGCGGCTCGCTGCGGCCGTCGTTCAGCTATCGCGTCGTCGTCTTCGACCACGCCGAGGGCGACCGCTACCGCCTCGGCTCGCTCGCCTCGTTCGACACCCGCACGGCGCTATTCTCGACGCCCGACACGCTCGCCGGCGAGCCGCAGTTGACCGTATGCCGCAAGGGCGGCACGACATACGCCCCATACACCGGCGACTGGGCCATATACGACGGATATATCGGCGAAACGGGGGTAAGGGATGTCGAGCTTACCGTGGTAACGCCGCCGCGCCGGTTTACGCCTACGTCGCCCGCGACATTCAACGCGATCTATTTCCACGGCGCCGAAGAGGGGCAGCGGCTCACGCTCTCGAACCGCTGCCGGCTGCGGCCCCTGTTCGCGGCGCAGGCCGGATACGGGTCGGTCGCGACATTCGCCGATGCGGCGTGCCACCGCGTCAGCCAGTTGCAGATCGTCGATGCCGTGCGCCAGATGTTCAACTTGCAGATATTCTGCGACAACAGTCGAAAGAGAGTCTACATCGAGCCCTACGACCGGTTCTTCGACCGCCCCGAAGTCGACTGGCGCGGGCGGCAGATAGCCGGTTCGGAGCAGCGGTGGCACGACACGATGCTCGACCGGCACGAACGCCGGACGTGGCGGTATGCCCAGGGCGACGGCGTAGCGGGACGCTTCGAGGCCGAAACCGGCGCGACGTTGGGCAGCTGGACATTTCTCACAAAGGGCTACGGCACGCTGCTGGGCGACGAGGTGCAGACCAACCCCGTATTCGCGCCGAGCGTGTCGCAAAGCTCGCAGCTGAGGGCGGCACCGGCAGCCGCACTGCTTCGCGTGGGCGACCGCGATGCCGACGACCGGGAGCAGGGCTTCACGCCGCGCATAGTGATATACAAGGGGTTGGCGCGGCTGCCGTCGGGGCAGACATGGACGCAGACAGGCGGCGCGCAATACCCTCTTGCGGCGTTCCACTTCGCGGGGGACGAACTCAACGAGGGCTTCACGCTCTGCTTCGAGGACCGCGACGGGCTGACGGGGCTGCACCGCCACTACGACGGCATGCTCGCCGCCGAAGCCGCACGGCAGACGCTGGTATGCGACATACGGCTCGAACCCTCGGAGTATGCCGATCTGTTCGACCTCGAATCGGGCGGGGCGGACATACGCTCGACATTCCGCCTGCGGGCAGGCGACGAGTCGTCGCTCTTCACGCTGCGCGCCGTCGAGAGATACGACCCCGAAAGCCGCACGGCACGCTGCCGCTTCATGCGCACGATGCGCGACTGAATCCGCAAAACCTAAATTACGAACCATGAATACCAAAATCGAAATCACGAACAATGCCGACCGCTCGTCGATCGATATCGAGGGCACGATAGGCATGCCAGAACAGTGGCAGTTCGACGACCCGGCCGACCGCGTGGCCACCTACGACCGTTTCCGCGAACAGGTGGCCGCCATAGCCGCCTTGGGATGCCGGCATATCGACGTCAACATCCGCTCCACGGGCGGCGACGTGAACGACGCACTGCTCATATACGAGGCTCTGCGCGCGACGGGAGCCGAGATAACCACCTGCTGCTACGGCTACACGGCCTCGGCCGCGACAATCATCGCGCAGGCAGCCTCCGAGGGGTGCCGCCTCATAGCGCCCTCGTCGCTCTACTTAGTGCATAACTCGCTGTGCGCGGCCGAAGGCAATGCCCTCGATCTGGAAATCGAAGCCGACCTGCTGCACCGCACCGACGAACGCATTGCATCGCTCTACGCCGAGAGATCGGGGCGCGACGCCGAGACCTTCCGCCGGCTTATGGCGGAGAACGGAGGCCGAGGCCGCTGGCTCTCGCCCCAGCAGGCCGTAGAGGCGGGACTGGTCGACCGCATAGCGGAGCGCCGAGGCGATACGCCGCCCTGCAACCGCGAGAGCATAGACGACGCACGCCGTCCGCAGCGGGGCATACTCTCGCTGCTCAGAGCCCTGCTGCCCGGACGCGAAGCGCGTCCCGAGACGGAGGACCTCAACATAACGCACCCGCCCGCCGACAACGCCGAGCCGCTGCCGCCCCTGCCCGAAGCCTCGGCGGCAAGCGCCGCACACCGCACCGCCGCAGCGCTCGACCAGGGGCAGCGCGCGGTGGAGGCGACACGCGTCTGCGAGTGCGAGGATCCGTCGCTGGGCGAGGGTACCCGCTCGCCCAACAACGAGGCGTACGCCCGCGACGCCCGCAGCCTATCCCAACGGCATATAAACCCCTGACCGATCACAAATAATCAAACCGGCCTCTCCTCGACGCCGGCTGCGGAGCCGAATCCCTTCGGGCTGCACCGGGACGAAGGGGAGGCATCTAAAAACCAATCTTACTATGGGACTTATCGAAAACCCCAAGACCTACACGGGTCGCGATCTCGAAACGATCTTTTTCCGCCCGATGCTCACGGGCGACAACGCCGAGCAGATAGGCATACGCGTACTCTACAACATGCCCGTGCCCACGACCATACAGATGTGGAGCCCGGCAGGCGACATCCTCAAACCCTACTCGTCGGGCTGGACGGGCGGCGACTCGGCCACACGCAAGCAGAAGACGATAACTATGCAGAAGATCAAGGCCGAGACGGGCTATTCGGCCTCGGACTACTTCTCGCAGGTGTACGAGCTGATAACCGGCCGCCCCGACGTCAACATGGACGACCTGTCGGGCACCGAGCTGGAAAAGGCCGAGACGGAGATGTTCCGCGCGGCGATCGCCGAGAGCCTGCGCGCGACGATGTGGGTGGGCGACATGGCCGACACGGCTTCGCCGTTGAACAAGTTCGACGGCTTCATGGCACTGATACGCAACTACAACGCCTTCATGGACTTCCCCATGGTGGACTTTACCGAACGGCAGCTCACGTCCGAGACGGTGGTCGACCTGCTGGACGAGATGTGGCGCACGGCGCCCCCGATCCTCAAATCGATGAAGGGCGAGGGCAATCTCGCATACTTCGTCACCACGGACGTCATCGACTGCTACGAGCGATATCTCGACCGAATGGGTGCCGACGGCGCCTACAACGACCTCACATCGGGACGCCGCACGCTCTCTTACCACGGCATACCGCTGGTCGACATCAACGTATCGCAGTATCTGTCCAAGACACAGTTCCACACATCGTTCTGCCTGCTCACAGACCGGCGCAACCTGACTCTGGCGGTCAACACGTCGGACTACCCCGGCACCGAGGTGCGCATGTGGTACAACCCCGACGAGATGGAGAACCGCCAGAGAGCCGTATTCATGGTCGGGTGCGAGATACTGGACGAGGATCTGCTGGTAAGGGTCGATTTCGTATAGCGCCATGACGTTCGTAAAACCGACGGGAGGAGTAGCCGCCGTGGCGCTCCTCCCGGCTTCGGCGCTCGGGCGGATCGCAGAGACGGCCGCGGGAATCGCCGTCGGGACGTCGGCCGCACGCACCGAGCTGCCTCTGATAGACGACATGTCGCGCTTCGACGAGAGGCTGCGCCTGCGCCACGGGCTGCAAAGCGTCGTACACAGGCTCACTGTGGCGATGCCCGAAGAGGAGTATGCCTCGCGCCGATACGACGCACTGCTCTCGCGTGCTGCGCGGGAGGGTGTCGCGGCGCGCATAACCATGCTCTCGGGACGCATCCTGTGGGCCGGATGCTCGGAGCGCTTCGCCGCCGAGCGGGCGTTGCGGCTGAAAGGCACCGAGGTCGACAACGGGCAGTCGCCCGGCGAGCGCGGCAGAGTCGTATTAACGTTCGAGGGCGAGGACTGCACCTTCGCCCGCGAGGAAAACGCAACAGGTAATGGATAAGAAGAAGATACCCGTGCGCGTCGCGACGCCGGCGGCACGCACCGAACCGCTGCTCGGGCAGAGCGGCGGCGGCACGGCGGCCGCGAGCGAACGCTACTGGCGCTGGGGCGACGACAACATGCTGCCATACGCTCTGGCGCAGATAGCGCGGCGCTCGACCACGCACCGCCGCATAATAAACGACAAGGCCGACTACATAGCCGGCAAGGGCTTCGCCTTCGACGGCGACTCTCAGCAGCTCGCGCATCTGGTCGCCCGCGCCAACGGCGAGGGAGACTCGCTGCGCTCGGTCATAGCGCGTCTGGCATTCGACGAGGCGTTGTTCGGCAACGCCTTTCTCGAAGCTGTAACCGACCGCAAGCGGTCGTTTCTGTCGCTCTATCATCAGGATGCGTCGCGATGCCGCATAGCCAAGGACTCGCGCCACGTCATCCTGCACCACGACTGGGCGTCGTTCTCAGCCGCGGCGGCACGCACGCTGCCGCTATATCCGCTCTTCGAGGAGCAGGAGGACGGCACGCTGCGCACCGTGGTGCACTACATGGACTACGAACCGATGTTCAGCCACTACGGCGTACCGCCATACATAGCCGGCCTGAACGTGGCGGCCATAGCCTACAAGACCGACCGCTGGAACATAGCGCGCATCGACAACTCGTTTCAGCTCTCGGGCGTGATGATGCTCGACGGAGGCGTGGACAGCGAGCAGGAGGCCGACCGCATAGTGCGCGCCGCAGAGCAGAAGTTCGGCGGCAACCCCGGACAGGTAATGTTCGTGCTGCGCGACAGCAGCGACGGCGACAACTCGCGCTTCATACCGATCGACACCACCAACGACGGCGACTGGCGCTCGCTGCACGAGCAGGCGACGGCCGACATCGTCGTAGCCCACTCGTGGTTCCGCTCGCTGAGCGGTCTGGACTACTCGTCGGGATTCAGTACCGAACGCATACTGCACGAGTACGAGGTGGCGCTGAACACCGTCATCCTCTCCGAGCAGCAGGAGCTCATGGAGCCCGTTAAGGCGCTGATAGGCGAGGTGCTGGGCATCGACTGCTCGTCGTTGCAGATCGTCAACCGTCCGCCGACACGCTCCAAGCCGATCTACATGCGGGTGTGGGAGGCGCGCAAGGCCGACGGTCTGGACTACGACCCCGACGACCCGGAGCAGCAGTACTACCTCTCGCAGATAACCAAGTACAACGTAAGAAGAATTGATTAGCCGGCCGGGCAGGCACAATGGCGGTCGCACCGCCGGCAGGCAAAAAAACTGCAATGCAATGATTACACTATCGACACCCGCCGAGGTCGCGGCCTCGGCATTCTCCGCGGCGGAATACATCCCCGAGGAGGCGATAACGGAAGCCGACATCGCGGCAGCCGAAAGACACAGCATAATCCCCGTGACGGGGCGGGCGCTATACGAGCGGCTCGCCGCGGGCGGATATCCGACTCTGTGCGAAGAGTTCGTCAAACCCGCGCTGGCGGCCTCTGTAAGGGTCGCCGTCCAGCCGCTGCTGGCCGTCAGGTGCGGCGCATGCGGAATCGTGACGCCGCGCTCGGATAGCATCGAGCCGGCCGACGCCAAGCAGCGCGGCGAGGTAATGCGGGCGCTCAGGCGACGGGCGTCGGAGCTGCTGCGAAGACTGTCGGAGGAGTTGGAGCGCAGCGCGGCGGCCTACCCCGAGTACGACTCCCGCGACAACATTCTGAACAGATGCACGATATATGGAGACATTGTTCAGACTCATTAGCGGGGCTACGGCCGCAGCTGCGGCGTTCCTGCTGCCCGTGGCGCCGCTGCTGGCTGCGGCAGTAGCGTTCGTCGCGGCCGACTTCCTGTCGGGCATCGCGGCCTCGCGCGCCGAGTCGCGGCGCCGAGGCCGGCAGTGGCGATTCGAGAGCCGTCTGGCATGGCGCACGGTGGTCAAGTTGGGCTTCGTGGCCGCGGCCGTGGTAATGGCGCACACGATAGACTGCTGCATGCCCGACTTCATGAACATACAGTTCGCCAGATTATTCACGGGCTTCACGTGCGGCGTCGAGCTGTGGTCGTTTCTCGAAAACGCCGCCGTCGTAAGCCGCGCGCCCCTGTTCCGACGTCTGGGGGTATATGTAGACAACAAACTCAAACGATATGAAGACAAGCAGAGGAATCCGGAATCGTAATCCGGGCAACATCCGCCGCTCCGGCGGACACTACAAGGGAGAGGTGGTACCGAGCGGCGACAGCGAATTCAAGCAGTTCGAGACTATGGCATGGGGTTATCGCGCCATGTTCGTGCTGCTCGACGGCTATGCCCGCCGCCACGGCCGCAACACGATACGCACGATGATCGAGCGCTACGCCCCCTCGTGCGAGAACAACACGCGGGCGTACATATCCACCGTAGCGGCACTCTCGGGGATCGGGTGCGACGATGTGCTCGACACGCGCTCGATGGAGATGATGACGGCCGTCGTGGCGGCCATGTCGCGCGTGGAGAACGGCATGCCGGCCGACATGCGGCAGGTCGAGGAGGGCTGGCGGCTCTACGTCGGAGGGTAGAGACGGCGATAAAGCGAGGGCGGGACGAATATTTTGTCCCGCTTTTTGATATATACCGACATAATTTTCTATCTTCGACTTAGCCGAAGATACTTCGCCTCGGAAAAAATGCAAGCGAGCTTGCTTTTTTCTCTCGGCTTATTCGAACTTTGACTGCGTCGAAGATACTCCGCCTCGGAAAAAATGCAAGCGAGCTTGCTTTTTTCTCTCGGCTT